AGACTCTCAAATGCTGGTATGTTCCTGATATAAACGAAAATAGATTGCGCTTTGGAATGCCTGATTCGAGTGGGCTTCCGTTTATGCATGAGTTGACGAAAGTGGATGAGGTCAACAAATCCGCGCTTAAAGCACTCAGGGAAAGTATGATTTTAAAAGGATACAGCAAAAACACGCAGCGAACCTATTACTACGAGTTCGCCCAGTTACTATATGTTTTGGGAAAGCATGATGTCAAAACCATGGACGAAGCTAAAATCAGAAGCTACTTCCTATATTGCGCAGAAGAGTTGCAGATGAAGGAAGGCCAAATAAACAGTCGTTACAACGCAGTGAAATTCTATTATGAGCAAGTTCTGGGTAGGGAAAAGTTCTTTATTGACTTACCTCGCCCAAAAATGCCATCACAACTACCGAAACACATCAGTACGCGTGATATAATAAAGTTGTTTGCTTCCGTAACAAACACGAAACACGCGCTTATGCTAAAATTATGTTATGGTATGGGGCTGCGCGTATCTGAAATCGTGAACCTCAAAGTCAAGGACATTGATAGCGGAAACATGCAGGTTCTGATAGAACAAGCGAAAGGCAAAAAGGATCGATATGTCAATCTACCAGAAAGCATATTAGAGGATTTACGAGCATATTACATTGAGCATCGACCCGTCAAGTATTTATTCGAGGGACAAGGCGGCGGGAAATACAGCATACGCAGTGTGCAGTATGTTTTTAAGGATGCAATGAGCAAGGCGAAAATTAACAAGACTGTCGGCATACACGGACTCCGTTATCAAAACATAAATTAACTCCAACCCTTTTGAGGCAAAAGCTGATACGGTCTTGTTTCCATGCCTCAAAAGGTTTGGATATCAAATCAATAAGGTTTCATGGGGCGCACACCACAGAAACCAGATAATGACGAAGCATTGCTTTTCCATTTTTTCGACACAGTTCTCTCATTTTCATCTTCAAGGGTCGCCAATGCTTTAGCCTCCTCATCTTTAGTGATGTCAAGATACACCATGGTAGTGTTTAGCTGCTCATGCCCGAGGAGAAATGAGATTTGCACGATGTTCATCCCATCTCCAAGCCAGTGACTGGCCTTCGCATGTCTTAGTTGATGCGCGTGTAGGTCTAGCGGCACTTCTTTGCAAATTTCATGCGCTGCGGATGCATGTATCGCAAGCCGCTTGCAGACTGCGGTCTGGCTCATTTTCCCAAGTTTCCCGAGGTTTCGCGAATAGAAAACAAGGGCATCGGGGTTCGGTGTAGCCCCATGGTGTTCCTGGATATATTTTTCCAGATGAGCAGCCGCTTTCGGCAATAGATATAGTGTCCGGATTTTGTCGCCTTTTCCCACCACGGTGATGTATGGTTTTGCTGCCTCCAGATGCAGGTGCTTGACTTGCAGCGACAACACCTCGTCCAATCTTGCTGCCGTACTGTAAATCGTAATCATTAGCGCAAGATCGCGCCTGCCTGTTTTATTGGAAAGGTCCGGTACCGCCAGCAGCGTTTGTACCGCCTCTTTGCTCATGCCTGTGATCTTTTTCTTTCTTTGTTTCTTGCGGGGTATTTGCGAAGCCTCTTGAGACAGGTGCAGAAACGAAACGTCTTTTTTCCCGAGGTATTTCAGGAACACTCTTAATGAAGCCAGCCGGTTATTGCATGTTCCCGGGCCGCAGCCTCTTTGTTCCATGAGCCACACAAGCCAATCCTCTATGTAATCCACACAGAAGCACTCGCCGCGCAAGTTCTCCGGAATTATTTTCTTCTGTGTTTCGAGGAATCCAAGATACAGGCTCATCGCGTATTCATATGATCTCAATGTATGATCGCTCTTTGTTTTTTGCGACGGGGCATATACGTTCAAAAATGTGCTGATATGCCTGGAAAGCACCACGGACTCGTCAGATGCCCTAATCATGACCCACCTCCGGGATCACGACGTCGCCGTCTGAATGGGCCAGCAATATGTCGGCCATCGCGGGTACCAGGCTGTAGTAGTATTTTGTGCTTTCTAAAACGCTATGACCCATGCTTTTGCTAAGATAGAGCAGCTTGGCGTCAAATCCAAAACCCTGGTCTGTCCATCTGTTGATGTTCTCAACCGCATAATTATGACGGAGCTCGTATGCGGTTGCGTATGCGCTATTATACTTATTCCACATTGCGCGAAAATTATCTTGCACCCAACACCTTGACGGAAACGAACCAAATTTAGTAGGAAAGAACCATATTCTATCAGGGTGATACTTGCGGATTGCCTCGTCGTATAGTATGAGTACATCGACCATAGAATCGTGCAGTGCCACATAATGCTGGGCAGTACCCTTGGAGAGCCGGATATTGAGGATGCCGTGAGTAAGGTCGACGTCCTCAGTCCGCAGCATGCGAGCTTCGCATGTCCTGATGCCGCTGCTGTATAGCAACCGGAAAAATACTGGCACAAGAATGCGCCTTGAAGCATACCTCTTTGTTTTCGGGAGATCCGGTATCTCGTCGCAAGCCCGGAAAAAGTTCACAAGCTCAGTTTCCGTAAAGGCATGCGGTATGTATGTCCTCCGCTCTTTCCGGGGCAATATCGGTTCCGCAACCTCTGTCAACCGCCGCTGGCGCAAGTATCGAATCAAGCCGACAATCGCATTGACCCGCGCTATACAAGAGTTGTTGATTTCCGTTTCACGCTGCCTGCACCATGTATCCACCATTTCCTGAGTCAATGCTGCCGCTTGCGGGTAATTCACTTTGAGATGGTTATCAAAAAGGAACAGGCTTGTTTCCCAGGTCGAACCAAAGCGATCAGAGGCTTTCTGAAACGAGGAGTATGATTGTATTTGCGGAGCTAAAAATGAGGTATACTCACGCATTAGCGAACACCCCCTCGTCCACTGAAAAGCGTTCGACGCTCAGGGCGCACTCTTTCAAGTGTACAAAATCCGCGCTAAGATATGATTCAAGTGAGTCGGGTGAGTCATGACCGAGAATTTGGCTGATAACGGGACGCGCGACCCCGTTCCCCAAGAGAGCTGTCGCCAGATGATGCCGGAAAATATGGAATCCACGTCGGTCTCCATCAGACTGCCTTATGTTTGCCGCTGCAAGCAGTTTGTCGGCTATGTTCCCAAGGCTCGCGCTCTTCAGGCGTCCGTATGGCCTATGTTCCGAGATGAACATGTACTCGCTTGCGGTTTTCGGGCGTTCCAGCGTCAGATAGTCATAGATCGCGTTGCCGACGGTTGCGGTCAACGGGAGATCAAGCGGCACTTCGGTCTTCTGTTGGCTGATATATATCAGGTCGTCGTCCCAGTCAATTGAAGCAAGCGTCATTCCTGCAATATCGCAGCATCGCAATCCTGTCTTCAAGATCAGCATGCCGATTGCCTTATCCCTTAGCGAAAGAGACGCGTCCTTATCTGCCAGCGCTTGCTTGAGCGCTGCGATTTCTTCCGGTTGCAGGTACTGTATGTTCTTGCGGCTTTCCCTCAGCACCGGGAAGTATGACAGGACTCTTTCGAAGGTTTCAGGTGATTGTGGGACGCAAGCCTTGAAAACCGCCACTACATCCTTTTTGTAACTGCAGCTCCGGCGGAGATTTCCGTCTTCTCCAATAAAGATGGACAGCACCGCCTCTTCCGTAATAGCTTGAAGCGTTTCAATGCCTTGTTCCTGAAGCGTGTACATAAATGTTGATGCATGTGACGCTTCGTTGTATATGGTAGTTTCTTTTTTCCCCCGCTTCTTCTCCGCTTCGCAGTAATAATCAATGACGGCTTTAAACTCGTCCGTGAGGCTGTAGTATTTTGCTCGCTGCACTATTTTTTGACGCCTGCGGCGGTCGGGATACAGTCCGAAGACATCGAAATGCTCAATTAATCCCAAAAACGTACGCTTGTTACGGAGGGTATGCGCAGATTCCAGTCTGCCCGCATATTCCTGATACACATCGCTATAGCTTTTCCACCCCTCCTTCTCTGCTCTGGCAAGTATGCGTTTAATTTCCCTCTCGACGTGGTAAACATAATTTTCGTGGTAGCCTTCGCTTCGCATCCAAGCGATAAGTTCCTGATACCTTCCCCTTAAGTTTTCTACGTTCATAATGAATGACCTCCAATAATTGTTGTTAGGAAATCATATCACGATGAAGATTATATCCAAACCTTTGTACCATAATCCCTTGAATTTGCTTGCTTTGCCTCAAAAGGGTTGGAGTTAATTTATGTTTTGATAACGGAAAAACTCCAAACGTTTGGAGTTACTCCGACACTCGTATGTCAAGCCCACGCTAAAAATTTTATTTGAGAAATTTTTAGCGTGGGCTTGATTTTTTTAATCCTTATCGTTAGGGGCGATGGATAGGCATATTAGCGTTAAGCTCAGTATTCGCTAGAACGCTTTAGTCAGCGCACTTTTGATTTCAATGAATGGATAATCACCTCATCTTCATACAGTGTTTTGACCGACACTCCGCATGATTGAACTTTAACAATCCAATCATATGCGTCGAACGTATTCCGACTTATTCGAGAGAGGTCTTTTACAAAGACCGTATCTATAAGCCCTGCTTGTATGTCGGTTTCCATCTGCATGAACGCCGGACGGATGAAGTTTAACCCACTATAGCCATTGTCCGAATACACCCCTATATTGCCATATCCTTGCTCTTGGGCGAAACTTTGCAGCATCAATTCTTGTAGCGCAATCGCATTGTCATCCGCACAGGCAACGCGGCAATATAAGGCGACTCTCATATTATTAGGCATGTTTCAATCCCTCCTTGTCATCTTTTTGCGCTGAACAAAAGTCAGCGACTTTCCAAACAATCTCGATCTGATTGTCGGGATAGACATAAACCTTGTCAATGAGCAACTCCACCAACGAAGCGGATAGTTTATCTGTACCGAGCGATACATCCGCAATCTGACGGAGTTCATCTTCGGACGCTTTTGCCGCTGATATAATTGCAGCATCCGTTTTCAAAGCGGCGAGAGCATGGCTCAAATGTTTGAGTTCGGCATCAATCGACGTTTTGCTCGCTTTATATGCCGCCGAATCTATTTCGCCGAGAACAAACCGTTCATACAGGGTGCATTTATTGTCATTTAGCAAGGCCATTTGTTTTTCATGCTCGGCTTGCTGCTCAGCCTTAACCGACAATGCCGATGTATCGCCCAACCCATCAATGCTGAGTATGATCTGAGCCTGCTTGTTGATAATCTCAAAAAGCAGGTTTTCTAGTTCCGGTTCGTCGATTTCGAGTTTGTAGCACTCTGCGGAGTTATCGACCCTTGTGTAGCGGCAGGTAAACGCCCTCACTTTGCGTGGAACAAGGCTCATGGCATGGCGACAGCAACCGCAATACACTTTTTTTCGCAGCAAGTATTCCCTTGGAGTCTTTGGACACTTGAAATGGCGCATCCGTGCGTTTACTTCCTCATAGAGTTCCCGGCTTACGATTGCAGGATGGTGGTCGGGTATCTTGAACCATTCGCTCTCAGGCTTCAACCTCACTTGATTGCCGCCGATTTCTTTGACGGTGCGTTTCCCCATGATGTATGTGCCAATGTAGCGCTCATCGCCGAGGATTCGCAAAACGGTGGTGCGATGCCAAATCCCGATACTGCGCGACACGTCATGGAATCCATTCCCTTTCGCTTTGCGGTATTCGCCGGGTGGGAGGATTTTCCTTTCAAACAGGGTCTTTACAACATCAGCCGCATTTTTCATGGTCAGGGCAAGCTCAAATATCAACCTTACTACGGCAGCGGCTTCCTCGTCTATTTCAAGCCGCCCGTTTGCGCCTTTGCGGTAGCCATATGAGCATACTTCGCTCTGATACTCCCCTCGTTTCATCTTTGCGTACTTTGCGGTTTTTTCCTTGCGGGACAGGTCTTGGCTGTAGTATTCGTGCATCAAATACTTAAACGCGACCTCCATTCCGCCGGTATCGCCTTTGTAATCATCCGAATCGAATCCGTCCGATATGGATATGAACCGTGTGCGGAACAGGGGGAACACCATTTCGATAAAATACCCCGTTTCAATACTGTTTCTTCCAAAGCGCGAAAAATCCTTGACCATGATACAGTCAATTTTACTCTCTTGCACGAGGCTGAGAAGCTCCTGCACGGCAGGGCGCTCGAAGTTCACGCCTGAATAGCCGTTGTCTACAAATTCCATCGTCTCAACACCTGCTATTTCAAGCGAATCAATATGCCTGTCAAGCAGAAGCCGCTGATTCGGAATACTCATGCTGTCGTATTTCGCATCTTCAAGCGAGAGCCGGATATACTTCGCCACAACATAATCACTCATCACCCAACACCTCGCTTATCAAGTCAAATCCGCTGGAAAAACTGAAGTCAACCTCTATGCGCCTATCAGAAAAAATCCGAATCCTGTCAATCAAGCAGTCAATCAGAGCCGCCGTGATACCGCTGTTCTCAACACCTGATATCAAGTCGGACAGTTCGCAGTATTTTGTTACCTGTTTTTCTAGTTCTGCTTGCCGTGTTTCAAGCTCTGCGGCGCGGGATAGGTTATCGCTTGCTTTTGTTTCGTAGTTTTCGCGCATACTGCGGTATTCATCAGTTGTTATTAAGCCGCTCACAAGGCTCTCGTACAGGCTCTTGAACATACGACCGTTTTTGTCGGCTTCCTGACGGAGCGCGGTGAGTTCAGCCTTTACATCCTGATGCCGGGATTCAATATCATCTGTGTATTTGCGGAGTTTCATGGAATTGCCGATTACTGCATCGGCGTGAGACTGTATTACGGTCAGCAGTGTCTCTGTCAAAGCGGCCTCCGGCATTTGATAGGAAATGCAGGAATCGCGAGCTTTCCGCGTATTAGACAGACATATGAAAAAATAAACGTCATCCGTTTTCTTCCGTAATCGCCTTTCACGGTGCATACTACCTCCGCAGTGTCCGCAAAACACTTTTCCTTTATAGATATTCGTAGTATAGGGCTTTTTTTGCTTGGCAGCGGAGCTTGCGGCAATATCCTTTAGCCGTGCCTGTGCTTGCTCAAAAATCTCACGGCTAATTATGGCTTCATGGGTGTTTTGTACGCGAATCCACTCGCTCTCAGGAACACTGGTCTGCTTTCGGGCGGTGCTTCGGCTTTTTCCCTGCACCATATCACCGACATAAACCTCGTCTGTCAGTATGCGGTTAATCGTAAAGGTCTGCCATAGTCCGTTTCCGACTAGATTCTCGTTGGTTATCAATCCAATTTCTTTACGGTAATGGCTTGGCGTGGCTATCTTCTCCGCGTTTAGACGAAGTACGATTTCATTTAGGCTGGTATTGTCGAGGAACATATCGAAGATACATCGCACGACCGGGGCTGTTAATGCGTCAACAATCAGTTTGTGGCAGTTGTCAGGCGCTTTAAGGTATCCATATGGCGGCCTTGCGCCGACGTATTCGCCGGATTGCATTGCCTGACGCTGCTGCGCCTTGATCTTGCGCCCGATGTCAAGCGCATAAGCCTCATTTATCACGTTCTTCAGCGGCAGCATCACGCCCACACCGTTATCCGTGTCGTTTGTGTCAAAATCATCGTTCACAGAGATAAAGCGGCAATTTAGCGAGGGCAAGTATTTCTCGATGTAGTAGCCTGTGTCTATCGCATTGCGCCCGAGCCGCGAGAGGTCTTTCACGATTATGCAGTTGATGATGCCACTTTCAGCGTCGGCAAGCATCTTTTGAAATGCCGGGCGCACAAAGTTCGTCCCCGGTGTGCCGTTGTCGATATAGAAGTCCCGCAGCTTTATGTCCGGATTAAGGGCGATAAAGTTTTCCAGAATTGACTTCTGCGTTTCAACAGAATCGCCCCTTTTCTTGTTGTCCTCAACCGAGAGCCTAACATAACCCGCCGCGTTATATGTATTATGGGTGTTGACAAGTTCGGTCGTTGCTGTATCAATGCCCTTTCTGCTTTTCCTAGCCATTTATGCCGCCTCCTTTTGGAGAAGCGCAATGGCGCTTTCGTATTCCGCTTGATAGTTGAATGTGATTAAAAGATCCGTCTTGCTGTCCACGCGGATGCTTTGGATGAGGCTTACCACTGTGCGGCGGTCGATTTCGGTCAGCCCGTCAAATCGTTTGAAATGCTCTATCCAGCGCAGGCGTTCGCCTTTTCCGGCAAGCGTATCTTCAAGCAGTTGACTTAAAGCGGTTATAGCTTCGCGCAGGCGCGTTTCGTCTGCGGCATACTTTGTTTTGAGCGATTTATAATCTTCTTTTGAGAGGATGCCGCCAATCATGTTCTCGTACAGCGTAGATTTGAACCCGTTGATTTGTTCAAGCTGGCGCTCATTGTCCTCAATTTGCGTAGTATATTGCTTTGCAAGCGCATTGCCGATACGTTGTCCGTCGCTCCCCGAAATGATAGCTTCAAGGGAAGCCACGTTTGAAATATGCGCTTTGACGCTCTCCAGAATACACTCGGAAAGCTCGTTTTCCTTCAGGTTTGCCGCTTCCGTGCATCCGCGCTTTTTTGTTGTCGGGCAGTAGTAGTAAAGATACTTCCCTCCCTTATATGGCACGGATTTTCTCGTCATGCGCGCCCCGCAGCAGCCGCAGATGAGTATGCCTGAAAAGACATAGACTGAATCGCCGCCCGGTGAAGTGCGCGTGTCTAGCCGCATAATCCGCTGCGCGAGGTCATAGTCCTCTTTGGATATAATAGATTCATGGGCGTTTTCTGTAAGGTTCCACTCATTCTCAGGGCGGTCTATCAGGTCTTTTATCTTGTAGTTAAGCGTTCCCCGCTTTCCTTGAATGAGCATTCCTGTATAGGTTCTATCCTGTAAGATACGGATAATCGTAGTAGCCGACCATTTGGAATCATCTTTATCGGCATATCCGCCAGTGGGATACGGCAGACCGTGGGCTTTTTTGTACTCCATTGGCGAGAGGATGCCGAGGCTGTTCAGCTCCTCCGAAATCTTCAACGCGCTCATGCCGTATATCTTCATCCGGAAAATGTCACCCACGATACTTGCGGGATATTCGTCTACGACAAGCTGATTATGGTTGTCATCAGCTTTTTTGTACCCGTACACAGGGCAAGCGCCGACAAAATCGCCGTTTCCTCGCTTTGCTCCCAAAGCGGAGCGGGTTTTTACCGAAATATCGCGGCAGTATGCGTCGTTGATGATTGACTTGACCGATACGATTAAGTCGTCGCCGCTGTCTTTCAGAGTGTCGATATTGTCGTTCAATGCCATAAAACGAACGCCATACGCAGGGAAAATGCGGCGTAGGTAACGCCCTGTTTCAATGTACTCGCGCCCGAAACGGGAGAGGTCTTTGACGATAACGCAGTTGATTTTCTCGTTCTCAATGTCTGCCATCATCTGTTTGAACGCGGGACGGTCGAAGATAATGCCCGAAATACCGTCGTCCACATATTCGCATACCGCTTCAATGTCCGTCTGGCTTTCTATGAAACTGTCGAGCAGCTTCCGCTGGTTTACTACGCTGTCGCTTTCGTTGCTCTTGTCGTCCGTATAGGACAGGCGAATGTATTTCGCCGCTTTGTAAAGTTTTTCTGACATGGTTGATGCACTCCTTAATTTTTTATCCCGAAAATCAAGGGGTGCGGGCTTGCGTTATTGCGTTTACTCTTATTCCGCTTATAATCATAGCCCCGCTTTTCGGGAAAGTCGAGTTTGTCGTTTTAATGTTTTAGGCAATCAGCCGTTGCAGACAGTCCTCCAATGTGGGGCCGCTTTCGGCGAAACGCGCCGTCACTGTGAATTTCCCGCATTTGAATTTATATGGGTTCTTGATTTGCCTGATATATTCCATAATCCGCTCATGCTTCGGCAATGTTTTATCCACCGATACGTCGCGGATATCTACCAATTCCGAACTGTTAATATAATCCGGCATAGTAATATGTACCTCCTTATAGACAGACCTTTTCCAAAGTGTGGAAAAGGTCTGAGGATTCGTTTCAAAGCGTTCCCTTGCGGACGCACCGCAGTTCCTAGCTTTCCCCATTTTCAAGTTCCTCAATCCTCTTGTAAGCCTCCGTCAGCGCTTCGAGCAGTTCGGCGTTTTGCCGTTTAAGGCTGTCAATGATTGAGTCTTTGTGATCGACGGAGATGCCATAGTTCAGTTTGTGTGTTTCAAGGTCTGATTCCGCGATTACAGCACGTTCGCGCATTTCCCTAAGCTGCCGCTGCAACTCGGCGATTTTGCCCTCCGGTGGCAAGGCTTCAAATTCTCTGCGTTTACGGTTCAGTTCCGCTTCTTCCGCTATAAGTTTTTGGAAGAACGGGTCTT